ACAGAAGAAGAGTGGGAAACAGCACTTGCTTATTTTAATTACAGTTGTGCGTATTGTGGTGATTCAGATGAAATAACCAAAGATCATCTTGACCCATTAAAAAAAGGAGGAGAGTTGACTTTTTCAAATGTAGTTCCTGCATGTCGTTCTTGCAACTCAAGTAAAAAGGACCATCAGTGGTTATCGTGGTATCAGAATCAGAATTTTTATGATAAATACAAAGCAAATAAAATCACTGACTATATATCGTTTGTGTTAAGTTTACCGAAAAAAGAAGATAGAACAGAGCTAGTTGTCACAAAAAAGGTTACAAAACAAGTGGCTCCTAATCCAACTGCGGCTATTTTCTGGTTGAAAAATAGAAAGCCAGACGAATGGCGAGATCGAAAAGAAACTGAAGTTTCAGGCATGCTTAATATCTCCGATGCAGCTGTCGAAATCGAGCAATTTTTCGAGGATGATTCTACATGAGCCCTAAAAAGCGAAAATATTTGAACTTAATCAAAACGAACCCGGTGATTTTCGGAAATTTAGTTGGGTTTACCGACTTAGCAGAATTGCACAATGATTGGTTAAAGTCTTTTTTGTTCGAGAAAGACGATCAAACGCTATTAGCTCATCGTGGCTCATTTAAAACAACCACATTGGCGATTGCTATTGCATTGTTGATGGTTCTTTTTCCCAACAAAAATATTATCTTCTTACGTAAGACCGATACGGACGTCGTAGAGATTATTTTACAAGTGGCTAAGGTTTTATCTAGCAAATACTTTAAAACGCTTGTATTTGCATTATATGGCGTTGAATTAGTGCTTTTGAAAGAAACCACAACAGAGATAGATACCAACTTAAAAACATCTACCCGGGGAACATCTCAATTACTTGGTATGGGGATTTATGCTTCATTAACAGGTAAACACGCGGATATCGTTATCACTGATGATATTGTTAACATTAAAGACCGAGTAAGTCGTGCTGAACGAGAGAAAACAAAGCTGCAGTATCAAGAATTGCAGAACGTGAAGAACCGAGGCGGCAGATTTATTAATACGGGGACGCCTTGGCATAAAGAAGACGCCATCTCCAAAATGCCTAACGTCAAGAAATTCGATTGTTACGAAACAGGATTAATTGACAAAGAACAACGTAAAGCGTTACAGCAGTCTATGACACCGTCACTCTTTGCAGCGAACTACGAGTTAAAACACATCGCTGATAGTGAATCGCTATTTACTGCACCGACCTATATCGATAACACTAACCTTATTTATAACGGTGTAGCACACATCGACGCGGCATACGGAGGTGGTGATAGCACAGCATTTACCATTTTTAAAGAGCAAAAGGACGGAACCATTATCGGGTTTGGCAAGAAATGGCAGAAACACGTTGATGATTGCCTACCTGAAATATTGCAACTACATCAATACTACCAAGCTGGAACATTTTACACTGAAACGAACGGCGATAAAGGTTATTTAGCTAAACACCTAATCGAACGAAGTCAATACGTGCAAAAGTATCACGAAAAAACAAATAAGTTTATCAAGATATCTTCTTATTTGCGGAAGTATTGGAGCCGAATAATTTGGCTTGAAGACACAGACAAAGAATATATAGCCGAGATACTAGACTATACAGAGAACGCAGAGCACGACGACGCACCAGACAGTGCAGCTAGTCTGCTTAGAGAAATTAAGAATACAAATAAATGGCTATACTAGAAAGGAGGCTGTAAATGGAAGCTCTACTTAGTGAAGACGTGAAGATTATCGCCAGTGCTTTAAAGGCGGCGATTGACAAAGATCGAAAATCTACCTCAAAAAGAGAGGCAGAGACAGGTATTCGGTACTATAACCATGAGAATGATATCATGAACAATCGTATCTTTTACGTGGACGATGAGGGGATACTACGAGAAGACAAATACGCTTCAAACGTACGAATCCCGCACGGCTTTTTCCCAGAAATTGTTGACCAAAAAACTCAATACCTTTTATCTAATCCTGTTGAATACGAAACAGAAAACGAAGAACTTAAAGAGTATTTAGCAGAGTATTACAATTCTGAATTTCAAGTAGTGCTACAAGAGCTTGTGGAAGGTTCAAGCCAAAAAGGTTTTGAGTATGTTTATGCAAGAACCAATGCAGAAGATCGATTGTGTTTTCAAGTGGCTGATAGTTTAAACGTGTTTGGTGTATACAACGAATACAATGAATTACAACGTATTTGCCGTCATTATATCACTGAAATCGAGAAAGACGGTGAGACAGTCGATATCCATCACGCGGAAGTGTGGACTGATCAGAACGTTTATTTTTTCGTAGCTGAGGATAACAAAGATTATGAATTAGATGAAGCTGAACCAATTAATCCAAGGCCACATGTTTTAGCAGTTGATAGCGAGAATGAAAGCTTATTGCAACGAAGCTACGGACAAATACCTTTTTATCGGTTATCAAATAATAAACAGGAAACGACGGATTTAAAGCCTATTAAGGCACTGATAGATGATTACGACTTAATGAATTGTTTTTTATCAAACAATTTACAAGATTTTGCGGAAGCCATTTACGTTGTATCGGGTTTCCAAG